CGAGCTCGCAACGACTGAGCCCGGCGAGCCCCTCGCTTTCTGTGGCAGAGTGTTCTGTGACCCCCGAACCACCTATGATTCGTTCCAAGACCCTATTCGCACAATGAGCAAGCTGCATCTCACCGCAGCCCCTGCTAGTGTTAGCGACACGCAAGCCTTGGCGAACCGCGCTGCTGGCTATGTAGTAACCGACTCCAAAACCCCGATCGTAGGTGTTTGGTGCCGCAAGGTCATGGAATTGACTGGCGCACCGGACCCAACGAAGATGACGGGTGAAGAGAGGTGGAAGTTCGAGAACGCCGCCTGGCCCCAAGACAGCGAAGAGCTGATATTGGAACATTTCTGTCGTGTGATGGAGATGGAGGCCGGCGAAGTACGTGATATTGAACGGTGCATTGAAGCTGCCTCTACGGTGGAAGATTTGCCCGAATCTGTCATGGAGAACGGACACCAGGTGAAACACAAGCTGCGCGCAGTTCTTGGCCACGATATAGTCGGCCCCGAGCCGGACGTAAACGACGCAACAGCGGAACAATGCTTAGCGACGACAACGTCAGGGACCTCGCAGTCGCCCGAGAGCGCTGGCAATCCAAGTTCGCCAGCCATCTCCGGCAATCCGTCCTCTCTGCCTTCGAGCGGAGGGAGCATTTCGTCAGCACAGGGACAATCAAAAGCCCCGGGCCAACGCGGCAAGAAATTGATGCCAAAGTTGAAGCCATCGTGCGTGAGATTTGCTCCCAATGAGGGCGCAGCGCGTAAAAGTGATCAACGGCCAATAGACCCCCCACCGGGTACTGATAACGCCGAAGTGGTAATAGAGCAGCAAGCTACTGATAATCCACCTGGTCACAAGGCTAAAGATGGCCCAGAAACGCCGTCAAAGAAAGCGCAACGCAACAAGAAAGCCCGCAGGCGCGCCAAAGCCCACAAAGCCCAGGCGCCGCCGCAATCGCCAGAGTGCCGCAATGCGGATGAGTCTGGCAGGGGAGAACTTTCTTAAGTGCGCTTTCGCACCCCCGGATTTCAACAACGATCCGGGTCAAGGCATCCCCGACACGTTCGATGGTAAAGTCCTTCCGCGAAAAGACGTGTTGACCCAAGCTCTCAACTTCACGGCTAACCGCGATACTTATATCGTGGTCCTGCCGACGCCTGGAGTTGCCTACTGGACTGTCGATGTCGCTGTTGGCGCAAGCCTTGCAGTGACGACGCTGAACGCTGTCCCCATGCCTGGGTTTCAGACTTTGTTCGGCACGACGGCGGTCTCGAGGGCGAACCAAGTGACGGCCTTTCGCTATGCGTCGATGGTCGCTGGGTTATACCCGACGAGCAATCTGATGCAGTTCGCTGGCTCGATCAGCGTGTGGAAGATACCCGTGAAGATGGAGTTGGCCACCTATGATCAGTTGATACCAACAACATCGCCGATCACCATCTCTCAGTCCTCCTGGACTCTGAATGGACTGGATGCTCTCGACGCTGTCAGCCAGGACAACTACACTGGCAGCTTCATCGAGGGGATGTTCAGCCAATCGATAAACAATGAGCCGGAATTCGAGTTCGCTCCGATTCTGGAGGGTGTGCAAATTTTGCCCCCTGCTTCCACGACGCTCGCGCAAACAGGACAGTTCTGCTACCTGAA